GACTTGGCTTCGATCAGCCCGGCCAACTGCTTGCCGGCGCGGGCTTGGTCGGCCTTATCCTGTTCGCCGCTGTCGCCGCTGTTGACCGTCACATAGCTGTTGACGGTGATCCCGCCGCCGCTGCGCAATTGATTGTTCGGCGTGATCGTTCCCGCGCTGCCAGGCGTGAAAAACTCGGGGCCGCGCTCGCCGACAAGGTACGTCGTGCCCGCGCTGACGCTGCCGCCCACGGCCTTGCCGCCGCCGTAGCTCGCGAACGCCTTCCCGAGCGCAGCAACCCAACCCGTACTCGATCCACTCATGGCGGTGCCGATCTGCTTCAATAGCGCGCTTGCCGCCATCTGTGCCGCCATCTTGCGCAGCATGTCGCCGAAGCTCCGCAGCAGCCCTTTGAATCCATCCTCCATGGGGTCGAACAGGAACTGCGCGAAGGCGTCTTGAATGTTGCGCGCGGCCTGCTCCGCGTACGTGGTGAGCTGATCGAACTGCTTGCCCGCAGTGTTGACAAGGTTGGCGGCGCGTTTGTTGATGACCTGCAGGGCGTCTGCCGCGGACAACCCCATCTGCGTCAGTTGCGGCAGCATGTCGCGGGTCATGATGCGGACCTGTTCGTTCAACAGGGTTTGTTTCGCTGCCGCCTTCTCGCTACCCGTGCCGTACTGCGCGACGGCCTCAACGGCCTCGTGCTGTGCGTCGATGTATTGCTTCAGCGAGTCCGCGGCCTCTTGGTTCAACTGCTTGGCGAAATTCGCTTGCATCTTCGCCGCGGTCGCTGCGAAGTCGGGCACGGCCGCCGCTTTGCTGCCGGACGTGGGCAGCAGATTGATGGACGGCGCGGCCGTCGGTGGCTGTGCACCAAGTCCCGCCTTCATCCAATCCGGCACGTCTTTGCCGGTAAGCGTCATCGCACTTTCAGCGCCGCCCGGGTGCGCAAGTTGCTGCACCGCTTTGAAGTAATCCTGCGCGCGCCGTATCTGCGCGGTGACTTCGTCAAGCTGCGATTTGACGAACGTGTTGCCGGTCGCGTCGAAACGGTTTTGCAGCGTCTGCCGTCGCTGCATCAGTTCGTTGAACTGGGACTCTTGATCCTTTAGCGGCGCGTCGGTGTCGATGAATCCTGTCTGCTTGAACGCCATCCAGCGCCCGAACGCCTGCACTGCCTTGAACCCACTTGTCACATTGATGGCAAGGGATGCGAACCCGTTCGCGAGCGTGGCGATGCTGTCGGCGAATCCGTCGACGGTGCGCGAATCCAGCCCCCCGACGAACGCGTCGACCCTTTCCACGGTCTGGGTGATCGCGGGCAACAGGGACACGGCCAGTTCATTGCGCAGCCCGTTGATGCGATCGGTCAACCGGTCCGTTACATCATCGAACTCCCCCAGCGCTGCCGCCGCTGCAGGCGTGACGGTGTTTCCCATCTCGCGCTGGTTATCCATCAACTGCGCGATGGCTGCGGAGCCTTGATCCAACAGCGCATTCAACTCAGCACCGGACCTGCCGAAAATTTGCTGCTCGATCGCGGTTTTGTTGACGTCGTCGCGGTACTTGCTCAGCGCGTCGGAGATGGCGAGGAATGCGGTTTTCGAGTCTTTCAGCTTGGCCGGGTCCAGCCCAATCGATTCGAACGCAGCGGACGCCTGCGCGCTGCCCTGTTTTGCGAGGGCCAGATTGCGCGCCATCGTGCGCAGCCCGGTGGACAAGCTATCCATGCTGATTTCGGCGTCCTGCGCGACCGCGGCAAGCGCGCTGAACTCATCGACCGGCATGGCAATCTGCTTTGCCACGGTGGCGAGATTCCACATGGAATCGATCGATTTTTTGACGCTGACCGCAATCGCGGCGAATGCCGCGGCGGCAGCAACGGCGATGCCCTTGTAAATCTCGTCCAGGTCCGCCGCCAGTTGCTGGTGTCGGCGCTTGATGGCCTTGGCGCTCTTGTCCGCCTGCCGCTCGGCCGCGGTCATGCCTTGCACGAACCCGCCAGTCTTGGCGAGTAGGTCGACGGTGAGCGTGCCTAGCGATTTGCTTGCCATGTTTAGACGCCTATACGTCCATTACTTTGCAGGCGTCACGGCGCACAAAACCGCCATGACGCGCTCGATGCTCAACGGCTCGGGCTCGGGCCGCGGGATGTGCGGCATAAAGTCGCGCGGATCGGTTTTGCTGCCCATCGCGTTCGCGATCATCGAAAGGATTTGACCCGCCGCAACTTCCAGGCGCAGCCCGACATTCAACGATCCGTTTTTCAGTCGGTACGCTGCCCACGCGGCGGCCTCGGCGTGCGTCATGCGCGCTTGTGCTTCCGCGATGGTTCGCCCGCCGACGCCGCACAGCACCAGTTCGTGCCATAGCTCGTCCTGCGGCGTCAGCCTTTTGGGTCGGTGGCATCCTTGCCCAGCCCGTTGACCTCAGCAATGGCGTTCAGGAACGCGACGGCCAGCGCCGGGTCCAGCGCTTCCGCCTGCTCGCGGGTCAACTGCTCCTTGCCGTCGTCGCCAAGCCGGACACACAGGCGGACCAGTTCAACGTTCCGCGCGCCCTCGGGCATGGCCTGCGTGGCGGATATGCACCCGAACGAAACCCGGCGCACGATCACTGTGTGTTCGTGGCCGTTCCATTTGACGGTGCGCTGTTCGGTTTCGTCGCCGACGAAAGCGCCGGCCTGTTTCAGGTCTGCGATCTTCATGCCGACACCACCAAGCTAGGGCGGTTGGTCAACTGCACGCCGACGCTGGACGACACGACGTCGTTGATTTCGGCGCCGAAGTCGAACGTGGTCATGAACCCGTCGAAATAGATGAACGAGCGCGCGATCGCGGTGTTGTCGAACGTGTCGCCGTCGGTCACCAATGCCGGTGACGCGGCGCCGTCGCTGAACCCTACAGCCCAATGCAAAGGGGTGCCCGCGTTGCGCAGCGCGTGCAACGTAGCTTGCGCGGTGTCTTTCGGGTCGAACAACACCGAAAACGTCGCGGTTGCGGGCTCGGCAATGCCGGGCGTGTACGTGCGGTGATCACTCGCAAGCGTGGTGGACTCGACCGCGCTGATAGGCGCATCGATGCCCTTGATGTCGGTCACTTCGCCGACTTCCAAAACCGCGGGCGTTTGGCCGGGGTTGATGATGAAAAGCTGCGTGGTCTGCGTCTTGATTGCCATGTCTGCTTACTCTCCGAAAATGGATTGCTTCAACGATGCGGCGATGGCATCCAATGCCGCGCCGCTTTCCGATTCGCCGGCCGGTCGCATGAACGGCTGGGCTTTCTGGTGCGCGGTTCCCTCTTCGATGAACCACGCGTAGTGATAAGCGTCGACGCCGTCTTTCTTTTGGTCGCGCTTGTGATCGTTGTGCGAGTTGAGTACGCCGACGCCGACACCGGCATCCGCGCCCAGCTTGCGCACCAGCTTTTTGCCGAGCGCCCGCGTCGTGATCTGCCGATAAATCTTTTCGGCGGTGGCGGGGTCGTCGATCGCCTGCGCGTTGCGACGCGCCGCGGCCTGCACCGGCTTCGCACCAGCGCGCAACGCGCTGGTGACCGCCTTGCGCTGCACCTTGTCGGTGAGCTTGGACATGGCGTCCAGCACGCCGTCCAGTCCCTTGATGGTCACGTCATCAGCCATCGCGGCGACTCCAAATGAATGCCACGTCCAGCGTCCAGCGAGACAGTCCGGATACTTGGTCCAGCCCCATGTCCAGCGGGCCGCGGTCGACGTGCGCGACGGCTTCCAATGCATCGCGGCATGCGAACGCAAGGTTCATGGCCTCGACCGGGTCGCGGCTGTACGCGTCGACCTGAAACAGTTGCGCGTCGTAACTCGGGCGTCCCGCAAGCTGCAGGCCCGCAACGTTCGAAATGAGTTGATGCACCACGAACGGCGGCGCGGCGGTCTGCTCGGCCTGCGCCATGTAAATGCGACCGGCGACGACGGCCGTAACCGCGGGCTCGGTAGTCAAGATGCCTTGCAGGTTCGCAATGGGCGCGCTCACGGCGTCACCTCGAACACGGGCATGGTGATGTATTCGCGCCCGCTGTCGGGATCGGCCAACACGCCCGCGATGTTGTAGGTCTT